CGTGCTCGTGACGGATGACATCAGGCGCGTGATCGCCCGGCTGCGCCAGAACGGCGCCCCGCCCTACACCCGCTCCATGTACAAGGGCGTCGTCGATCCCTTCGTCGAGATGGACATCTCCAAGGACTCGACCTTCCAGCTCGCCGGCACCTTCAGCCAGATCGAGACGCTCAAGGATGCCGTCATCGGCCGCTGGATGGGGGTCGAGTGGATGCGCTCGAACGGCATCCCGATCATCTCGCTCCTGCCGGCGACCAGCTACACCATCGCCGCCACTGGCACGACCACCATCCCTGCCGGCGGTGTCGGCTTCGATCAGTCGCAGACCGTCCGTGTGCTGATCACGAGCATCGACCCGCAGACCGGCTTCGAGACCAAGGTCGGTCCCGAGCAGGCCGTCAGTAACGGCGGCGCCGCCTTCGCCGCCACCGCCCAGGTGAACAGCGGCGCCCCGACCGGCACCTACAAGATCTACTCCACCATGATGGGTGGTGCGATCGGCACCGCCACCCTCCAGCTCCGCGTGAAGCACATCTCGGGCACCGCCGACTTGATCCAGCTCGTCAAGTCCGGCGCCCCCACCGTCGCCACCGCGTTCGTCGTCACCGGCTCCGGCCCGGTCGCTCCTCCTGCCCCTCCCGCGACCATCAACGTCCACATCAGCTACATCTGCGGCCGTGGCTACCTGGGTGCGACGACACTGGATAGTCTCAAGACCTACGTGGTCCCTGCCACTGCCAGCGAGTCCGATCCTCTGGCTCAGCGCACCAAGGCCGGCTGGAAGCAGATGTTCAAGGCCATGATCTTGAACCCCGACTTCGGCACCCGCATCGAGAGCGCCTCGGCCTTCGGGTGAGCCGACAGGCTAGCGTAATACGCCCGCACAGCTATCTAGTTAGGAGTCGCCTATGGCACGCCGCCCCGATCCGCCCGACGATGACGACGTCCCTTCCCGGCCACGCGCCACCAACGGACGGGTCGAGGCGGCAGCCCCCGAGCCCGACGACGACAGCCCGCGCCCGAAGCCCCTCTCAGAGCTTTCGGATAAGGGTCTTCTTAAGAGGCTTTTCCGCTATACTGAGGAATATCAGATGCTCGCTGGCGACCCCTCCCCGGCCGCCGTCAGCCGGCGCGTCGAACTCACTCGCACCATGCGTGCGGTGCAAGCAGTGCGAGACGCGAGGGAGCCGCTCGTCGAGGTGACGGTCCCGCGCTCTGTCACGGGCGAGCCCTTCACCCTCGGCCCCAACGTCTACCCCCCGGGCGTCTACCACGTCCGTGCATCCATCGCCCAGTACTTGCTGTGGCTCATCTCGGAGGGCCGGCGCATCGAGATGAACCGGCTGAAGGCCACCAACCGCGAGATCGAATTCGGCACCATCGGCAGCCGCGCCAAGATGGTGAAGATCAGCCGGGGCGACGTCGACGACGACTGGGCGAACAGGTAGCGGCTGAAGTACCTCTCAAAGCCACGCACACTCAGTCGGTGCGTGCTCTACCTCTGGGACCTGCACATGCCGACACGCGACAAACCCTACAGCTTCACGACCGAGACCGCCCGCGCTGCCCAGAAGAAGCGCACGTCGCGCGAGAAGGCCCTCTCCGCCGTGCGCTCCGGGCAGGCCGAGCCCTGGCGCTACGGCCCCTACCGCATCGTCATCACGCGCCGCGTCACCGAGGAGGAGCAGATCTCGGTCGAGTGCTACGAGCCCACCCGTGAGCGCGCGATCGAGACCTACGGTGCGGTGATGGCCGCCATGCGCGACGCCATGATCGCCCACAACGAGAAGGTCGTCCTGGTCCATCAGTCCCATCTCCAGAAGCTCGACCGCATGGTGGAGCGTCGGGGCGAGGTGGTGCGCGAACTCGACGAGCGCATCGAGAAGCAGCGCGAGTGGCTCCGCGAGTCGGGCGCCGAGGTCCCCGACGCCCCGGGCGCCGACGGGGAGGACGATGCGTAGCTCGCGCGGCACGATCATGGAGCAGGCCCTCCAGCGGGTCGGCAACACCTCCAAGACCATGTTCGACCAAGCGCGGATAAGGCTAAATAGAATCCTACATGATCTCCACCAGGGCTGGGACTGGCCCTTCCTCTGGACCACCATCACGCTCCCGCTCGCTGCCGACGGCACCGTCACGCTCCCGGCCGACTTCGTGAAGGCCGAGGACGATCAGTCGCTGGTGGTCCTGTCCGCGAACGGGCAGCCGATGCGCCGCGTCGTCCAGGAGGTCGACCATCGCACCTTCGCCGCCCTCACGCAGAGCGGCGACGTCGCCGGCACCATCCCGCGCATCTGGACCATCGACTATGCGACCATGACGGGGCGCGCCTGGCCACGCAACGCCGCGTCGGTCGAGCTGCGCTACAAGTTCCTCCCACCCGACATGCCGACCACCGACACGATCGCCTACGACGCCGACATCCCGTCCTTTCCCTGGGACACCTTCCTGATGGACGCGCTCGCCGAGTGGGGCATGGCCTACGAGGACGATCCCCGGAGAGCCGAACAGCTAACTATAAATGAGGCTATGCTGCAACGGCTGCGTGGCGCCACCTGGCCCGAGCGCAGCTTCCCCTCGACGGTGCCCTTGGACCCCGTCTTCTTCTCGACCCCCACCTGGGGCAGCGGGCGCGGAGGGCTCTAGGCGGTGGCCGCCCCCAAGGACGCCCCCGAGCTGGCCTTCCGTCTCCGCAAGTTCCAGGGCACCAACACCGACTTGGACAGTGCGTTTCTCGGCCCGTCCCTCGTGACGCGCTCCGAGAACTGGGCACCCACCCAGGCCTACCGCTTGGGCAAGCGCCCCGGCACGACGCTCCTCTCCGAGCTAGCGGGCGGCGTGCTTTCGATCACCGATCTCCTGGTCACCAACGTCCCCGGCGGTCTCTCCGTCCTCTACGCCTACTGCCGCACCTCGACCAACGCCGTCATCGCCAGCTCCATCGCCGAGGCCGTCCCCTTCCTCACCAACCCCCCCAACGTCAGCTTCCCGAACAAGGACGCCGTCGGCCGCATGGTCCGCTTCCGCGACAGGGTCTATGCGGGCAACGGGGTCGACCCGATGAAGACCTGGAAGGTCGGTGATCCGGCTGGCACTACGCCCTTGACCCTCGGTGCCCTCGGCCTCCTCACTGGCGGCTCCGTCATCGCCGTGCCGTCGGGCACCCAGGCGAGTCAGTTCGCCCTCGTCGCCCCCGGCACCTATCAGTGCTGCTGGGCGCTCTACGACACCGTCCAGGGCATCTACCTCTCTCGCACCAATGCGCTCACCGATCCCGCAACCGCCATCTCCCCTGGTGTCGTCGTGACGACCGGCACCAACGATGGCGGCATGGTGCTCGAATGCACCGCGCCGAGCGCCGCCCTCGCCGCGAACCAGGTCTATCGCCTCTTCATCGCTCCGCGAAACTTCCCGCTGGAGTACGCCACTGCCCAGGGCGCCGACTGGAAAGCCAACGAGAAGCGTCGCATGACGGCCATCGACGTCTCCGACTTCCGGGTGCCCATCGGCGGCGTCATGCGCACCGGCAACATGCTGCTGGTGTGGAGGAACCGTGTGGTGTTCGCCGGTATGCGCGACGAGCCCTTCTCCATCTTCTCGACCGACACCATCCTCCCCGGGACCGAGCAGACCACCTTCAACCAGGGCGTCTTCTTTCCCTTCGGCGCCGTCGTCAAGCTCCCCGACACCGTCACCGGCATCGGCACCGCAGGCGTGACGACCGATCTCGACGTCACCGCTCCGCTCCTCTTCTTCACCGCCAGCCGCACCTTCCTCTGCCAGGGCGATCCCTTCTCCACCACCGAGCCTGCCACGCTCCTCGAGGTGTCTAGCAGAGTAGGCTGTGTGTCACACGACAGTATAGTTAACACTCCAGCAGGGACCATCTTCGTCGGCATGGACAGCGTCTACTTGATCCCGCCCGACGGCGGCTACCCCCAGGACATCGGCTGGCCCATCGCCGACCAGATTCGCGCCGTCCACCCCGGTGTGCGCAAGGAGATGTGCGCCGTCTTCCACAAGCAATTCTACAAGCTCGCCCTCCCGCCGGGAGAAAGCGGCGAGTGGTGGCTCGATCTGCGCCAGGGCGTCACCCAGATTCCGTCGTGGTGGGGACCGATGACCGCCAAGGGCCGCGCCTTCTCCGCCATGGTCACCGACCCGAACAACGTCGAGGAGATCGATCGGGGCTACGGTGCCGTCGCCGCCAGCGACCGCATCCTCCGCATCCACCAGGTCGGCATCTACACCGACTCGGTCCCCATCTCGGGCAGTGGCAGCGCGGGCTCGACCGTCGGCTTGACCGGCATCACCTCCGTGCTCCGCAGCGGTCGCTTCGACGCCGACATGCCCTTCGATGCCAAGGTCTTCACTCGCCTCCGTCTGATCGCCGTCACCAACGGGGAAAGCCAGATCGAGGTGCTCTTCGAGACCGACGGCGGCGAGACCTGGCCCTGGGACGCCATCCTCCTCGGCCGTGGCATGCGCGGCACGGGCAAGTTCCGCCACACCGTCGCCCCCGTCCCCCCTGGCCCCGCCCGCGAGGAGAGCTGGAACCATCTCGTCCCCGAGGGCCTCGCGCAATTTGGCACCGTCGCCCCCGTCGAAGTGCAGACCATCTCCCCCGCCCGCAGGCCCCGTGGCCTCTCGGCCGTCGTCACGCTCATGCACGGCCCCGAGCCGACAGCCGTCACCCAGTTCCTCCCCCAGGTCGAACTCCGCGACTTTGAACTCCTCTTCCTCCCCGTCGTCCGCAAGGTGCGCTACCTCCAAGAAGCAATCGGAAAGTGATAGAGGGATCGCGATGGCATACACGCGCCCGCCCAAGGCCGCCGGCCACAACACCTACGCGGGCGAGGTCGCGGCCGGCAAGCGTGACATCATAGACGTCGAGGTAGACGCCGACTTCGACAAGCTCTACGGTACCATGGACGGCGGCATCGTCAACTCGAACATCTCCGACGACGCGGCCATCGCCTACACGAAGCTCGCCCTCGCCGGCCGCATCCTCGACCGCGACCTGACCTTCCCGCCCTCCCACAGCCCCCCTGGCCCGAGCGGTGGCGGCGTCGACGCCGCCCGCCTCTTCGGCTCGCTCCCGACCGTCACCGTCCCCACGAACTTCATCACCAACATCAACCAGCTCACCCCCGGCACCACCGTCCAGTTCATCGAGGCCGCCAGCCGCGCCGACACCTTCGAGATCACCGGCTTGACCAATCTCTTCGACCGCACCTACACCAGCCGGGGTGGCCACATCTTCTTCATCGGTGTCGTCACTGGCTACATCGAACTCACGACCGGTGTCTCCGACGTCCACGGCGTCGTCCATGCCAACATCCAGCGCGACTTCTCCGTCGTGGTCGACGCCACGACCCATGCCGAGATGACGGCGACGGGGATCGCCGGCACGCTGCGCTTCCCCTTCACGCTCGTCGTGCCATTTAACTGGGCCGCCATCGGTCCCTCCTTCCACGTCACTCTCGGCACCACTCGCGACGCGCTCAGCGCCGGCGTGCGGGCCTTCCATACCTTCTCCGCCTTTCTCACCTGCGAACAGGCTTAGCTATGACACCTACCATAAGGCTAGCTACTCTAGTAGACCTCCCTTCCATCAGGCTTCTCTGGAAAGCCATGGAGGCGGAGCTGACCGTCCCCTACCCCGAGCACGTCTCGGACGCCGTCGACACCTTCACGCGCTCGATCGCGCTCGCGCTCAGCCAGCAGCCCCCGACCGTCTTCTGCTTCCTCGGGCAGTCCGCCGACGCCGCGATGCCCGACGCCTGGCTCCTCTACGAGATCCAGGTCCGCCAGCTCGGCGAGCCCCAGAAGATGGCCTTCGTCCACTACACCTACGTCGCCCCACCCGCCCGTGGCCTCGGCATGGCAACGAAGCTCGCCACCCTCGCCGCCGAGCACATGGCCGCCCAGGGACTCACCCACGTCGAGTTGACGACCCGCCCCGATCTGGGCGCCCTCTGGGCCGATCTGGGCTTCCTCTGCTACGAGCACCGCTACCACGCCCCCTTGGCCCGCGCCCAGGTCGGGCTGGAGGAGCGCGGTCGGCGCCACAATGCGCTCGCCGGCAACGGCATCGACCGGGAGGTGAGTGATGCGTGACAGTCGTCGCTACCACCGTCGCCATGGCCCGCGCCTGGAGCGCCACTTCAACTTCTCGAACAGCTCCTCCGACCCCCAGGTCGTCTCCCCCTTCGGCCGCATGCCGAACCGGATCGCCGAGCGCGCCGCCGGCCAGTTCACCAACCCCCTCACCCAGGGCTTCGGCTACAACCCCTCCCCAGGCTTCGAGCGCGGGCTCGCCACGAACCCCTCTCCCCTGGCCAACTTCATCCGCCAGAGCCGCGCCAACATGGCCAACTACATCCCGCAGGCGCAGCAGCTCTCCAGCCAGATCACCGCTGGCGCCAACCAGGCCTACGGCGGCTACCAGGCCGCTGTCGACCAGTTCATGGCGCAGCTCCCCGGCTTCCAGGAGCAGGCCGGTGCCGCCACCGGTGCCGCCCGCACCGCCCTCGAAGACGCCATGAGCCCGCTGCCGGGCCGTGCGACGTACCAGGAAGCCGCTCGCCGCGCTCTTGCCCCTGCCCGCGAGGGAGCAGCCGCTCGTGGCATGCTGGAGGGCGGCCAGGCGCAAGTCGGCGAACAGAACATGCTCTCTGACTTGGCCTTCAACGTGCTCCAGAACGAGCAGGCGAACCGCCAGGCCGCCATCCAGGGCTTGACCGGCGCCACGGGCTTCGGCGCGCAACTCGCCGCCGCCGGCCCCGAGATGCAAAACCAGCTCTTCCAGGCCTACCCCCAGCTCGCCCAGCTCCTCTCCGGCGCCCAGCAGCTCCCGATGGAAGCCCAGAACCAGATCCTCCAGTTCTTGACCGCCGCTCAGGACCCGACCTTCTCTCTGCTCCGCATGGTGCTGCCGTCGGTCGCCAACCAGCAGTCCTCCTTCGGCATGGGCGTCCTCTCGGGGTGAGCCATGGGCGGCCAGTTCCTGGATGCGCTTCGTCGTGCCGCTGGCGGCGTCAGCTCCGCCGCGCAGTCCCCCATCGTCTCGGGCGCCGCCCAGATGCCGCTCCAGCTCGGCTCCACCCTGGCCCAGCTCCCACTCGCCTACTTCCAGAACTACCTCCAGAAGTTCCGCGCCCCGGGCATCGTGAACCAGATCAACGAGGCCAAGCTCGCCGACCTCCAGTCAACCGCCCTCCAGGACCCGGCCATCCGTGCCGCCATGCCCTACCGGCCCGACATCGCCCGCTTGATCGGCACGCGGGTCGAGCCGATCGCGGGCGGCCTCCCTCCTCCCGAGCGTGCACTCCCCGGCATGCGCTCTCTCTACCGCGCCGGCGTCGTCCGCACCGGCCAGCCCGGCCTCCCGATGGCGCTCCCTCCGCTCACCGAGACCACCGAGTCGCTCGCGCGTGAGAAGGCCCGAGCCGACATCACCCAGAGCTACGCCAGTGCTGAACTCTCTAGAGCCAAAGCCGGCCAGCTCACCACCAACAACCCGAACCCTCCCGACGGCCTCCCCCCCGACCAGTCCGCCTGGGTGAACACCCAGATTCGCGACAGCCTGACCGGCCGCACCTGGGTCTGGGAGCTTCGCGTTGCCCCCGGTCGCCCCGGCCAGCAGGGCGCACCGGGACCGGGGCAGCAGGGAGCCGCTCCGGGCGCTCCTCCCGGGCGACGCATCTCGCTCGCCCCGGGTGGCGGCGGCGGCGGCGCGATCGCGGGCTTCTCCCCCGCCCAGAACGATCTCATGCGCTCGCCCATGTACGACGAGACCGCCCGGCGCTACGGCTACATGCCGAACCTGCTCCGTGCGGTAAGCTGGCAGGAGTCTGGCTTCAATCCGAACATCGCCCCGCACCTGACCAAGCACGGCTGGGTCCGTGGCCTGAACCAGTTCCTCGATTCGACTGGCGCCCAGTACGGCATCGATGCCACCAACTGGCGTGAGCCGGCACTCCAGATCGAGGCCCTCGGCCAGCACTTGCGGAAGCTCGGTGCCAACTCCGCCAGCATGCAGTCGATCTACGACGCGCTCGTCAAGTACCACGGTGGCGGACCGCAGAGCGTGGATCAGCTCGGCGTGACGAGCGACGCCTACGCCAAGGCGGTGCTCCAGAAGTGGCAGCAGCTCGACGATGCTCAGGTCGGCTTTGTCGGCGGTGGTCCTCCCGGCACCGAGCCGTCTGCCGGTCAGCAGCCCGCCGAGCCCGCTCCCACTCAGCAAGCGCAAGCTCCCGGCCAGCCCCCCGGCGCCCCACCCGCTCCCCGGATGCCGAGCTTCCAGGAGATCAACCCCGAGCCGCTACCGGCTGAGCCCGCTGGCGCACCTCCGACGACGACGACCACCCTCGCTCCCGCCGCCCCCGCCGGTGGCGGCCCGCAGCCCGAGCCTCCTCGCCTTGGTGGCACTCCATCACAGCAGCAGCCACCTCAGCTTGGCATGAGCGAGCCCGCCCCTGGCCAGCGCACCCAGGCCGACTGGGACATCTTCGGCCCCGCCCCTGAAGACCAGGCAACGCAAGGGAGCCCCTCTGGCGCCTTCCCCGAGCCTGGCCCTTCTCCCACCACTGGCCAGCCCACTCCCGTCGCCACAGCCGCCCCTGGACGCCAGCTGGCGGCCCTCCCGCCGCCGGAGCGTCGTCTCGGGTCGGTGAGCGGCGCCTTTCTCGGTCCCGCCGAGGCCGCTGCCGCTCCCCCTCCAGCTCCGCCACGGCCGCCTCCCGCTGCGCCCCCGTCGACGCTCGCCCCGAGCCAGCAGATCGGCCAGACCCTGGCCCCCCCGGAAGCGAACATCCCTGCCCCTGGCCCCGCTCCGATCCCTCAGGGTGTCGGCCCGACCCCGGTCGTCCCGGCCACGACCACCCCGGGCGCTCTGCCGCTCGCGCCGAGGCAGGCCGCTGCGGGCGGCGCCCCTGGTCAAGCTCCCCCCGGGGCGAGCGGAGCGCCTGGCGCCCCAGCACCCGGTGGCACGATCCCGCCGGGCGAGCGCATCGTCGGCTCTATCCGTCCCGGCTTCGGCCTCGATTTGAACTCCCCCGATCTCGGTGTCGCGCAGGGCATTCAGCAGGGACAGCGCCGTCCCGGGTCGAGCGGTGTGGCGGGCACGCTGCCGGTCGTCGACACGGACCCCTCGCCCCTCTTCCCCGACACCAACACCCGCTACGTCACCATGCCGACGGGCGAGGTGAAGCTCAATCCGCAGGTCCCCGTCACTCCCGACGAGACGCTCATGATGGACGCCGTCGCCCACACGCCCGGTGCCTCCGAGTACGTGCGCCAGACCTACACGAGCCAGATCGGCCGCCGCTACCCCGACGCCGCCACCGCGCGCCAGAACGCCGTCCAGGACTTGAAGGTCCGCCGCGTGATGCAAGCCTACACCCAGGAACTCAACCAGGGCCGCATCACCTCGGCCAACAAGGTCGCGCAGGTGGCCCGTGCGCAGATCGCCAAGGACTTTCTCGCTACCTATCTCACCCAGGTGCGCCGCATGGACCCGCAGGGCAACATGGCCCCGGACTATAACCGCGATGGCAACCCCCGCATCGCGCTCGACGCCCTCTCCGACAACCCCGAGTGGATCGACTTCTCCCAGCAGCCCCTGACCGCCCCCTTCGGCCAGGGCGGTCCCGGCATCCCGCTCTACGTCCAGCACTTCCTCGGCATGGACCCGAGCTGGATGTCGATCCGCCAGATGGCGATCTACGGCGACGGTGCGGCGATCATCCTGATGGCGAATCTCGGCTCCGCGCAGAACGCGGTCCGCGCCCTCGGCGACGTCGGCAACCTGGCCGTCGCCGAGCAGGAGATGGTGATGCGCAACCTGATCCCGTCTCCTCGCGACAGCCGTGGCTTGGCACTCGGCAAGGTGCTGCACTTCAATCAGATGCTGAACACCATCCAGCAGCGGCTCTCGAACGGTCAGACCGGCGAGCAGGCCGTGCGCGACGTCATGCGCTCGGAGGGCCAGGGCTACATCGACACCTCCCGCGCCTACGCCGACGCCCACTACGCCCAGCAGCCACCGCCGGGACCGTCGCTCTTAAACATCCCGACCCAGACCCAGCCCCAGGACTACCAGGCCCTCGCCGGTGCCTATAACCCGCAGCCCATCCTGCCCCCCTACGACGGCACGGGGATGCAGTAGCCATGGCCGACTGGCGGCTCCCGAAGTACCAGGCCCTTGTCAGTGGCGCCGCGTCGGGCGATCCGCAGGCGCGCCAGAAGCTCGACTACCTCCGCCAGAGCGACCCCGCGCTCACGAGCCGGCTCGATCGCGAGGCTCAGCCCGGCACCACGGCTGGCGAGGTGATGGGAGGTGCGCTCGCCGGGGCGCCCGAGCCGACAGCGCCGACGGCGCAGCCCACCCAGCCGCCGTCGCCACCCACTCCCACACCGCCGCCGGCTCCGCCGACAGCGCCCGCAGCGCCCGCAGCCCCCGGCGCCGAGAACTTCCCGAGCTGGCTCACCGCTGCCGCGAAGGGTGCCGGCCCTGCCCCCGACGTCTCGGGCCGCAACTTGGCTCCCTGGATCCCGACGACCAGCGGCCGTCTCCTCTCCACCCTCGCCGGCTCGGAGCCGCGCATCCCGGAGCCTCACTACCTAAAGGGCCTCCAGGACCGCTGGACCCAGACCTGGGAGCAGGCGAAGGCCGACTGGGGGACCGACGTTTCCCGGGAAACAAGTCAGGCCTCCGCGACCGCTCTCCCCCACTTCGCTCGCCAGGGCATGGCGCTCGCCGAGGGCGGACAGGAGGGCGCCATCGACGTGCTCCGCCAGTGGATCGAGTCGCACTTCGCTGTCAACTCAGACGGCAGTCTCAACCTGAACGCGCCGCAGTACGGCGACATTGCCGGCCGCGCCGCCAAGGTGCTCGCCATCCTGCCGATGGTGAACGAACTCGCCCGCATCGGCTACAACAACTGGCCCTCCCAGGTCCGCCGCGATCTCACGGCCTGGGACGAGGCGCGCAACGTCACCTACCCCCGCATGCTGGAGGAGCAACGCGCCCAAAACCTGGCGCTGCGCCGTGGCTACGAGGCCGACGTCTCCGCCCGCAGCGAGCGCATGGCAGCGGCCGAGGCCGAGCGCAGTGCCCGGGGAGCTGCCGCCACCGAGACGCGGCGCCTGGAGCGGCTGCGTGCCGGGGAGGAGTACAGCGCCGGCGCGGAGCGTGCGGCCAGCGGTGCGCAGCAGACCCTGCGGGAGGCCGATCTCCGGCTCGCCGACTTCTTCCGCGCCGCCGAGCCGAACCCCGAACTCTCCTACCGCAGCCAGGCGCTCGCTGCCTCCCGCGAGCCCCCCGACATCATGGGCGCTCCCCCCACCGACATCACGCTACGTGGCCAGAGCTACTTCCCGGGCAATCGCCAGGGACCGATGACGATCGCCGACGTCACTCGCGAGCAGCCGGGGCTCATCGCTGCCCGCGCGCGTGTGCACGGTGCCAGTGCCGCCCGCGTGGACGCCAGTGCGCTCTTCGACCGTGCCGCTGCCTCCACCGACCCTGCCACCACGCAAGCTCTCCTCCGCCGTGGCTACGAACTCCTGGAGCGCCACTTCCCTGGCATCCAGCGCGACCCGACCTGGCAGTCTCTCGTCCAGCGTGCCGAGCGGGTCGAGCAGCTCGGCGCCCCCGTCCCGCCGCAGCCTCCCATCACGCCCGAGCCCGTCGTGCCTCGTCCCGACTACGCGCCGCGTCCCGAGATGCCGGAAGCTGGCCGTGGCCCCCGTCCCGAGCGTCCGACATACCGCGAGGCTCGCAACCGCACCCTCGGCCGCGCCGTCGCTCCGGCCCGCGTGGTTGCCAAGTACGGCTTGATCGGCGCCGCCGCCGGGGCGAGTGGCCAGGTGGTCGCACAGCTCTTCAAAGCCTACACCGACGCGCTCGGCAGCGAGGCCGCCGCCCCGGTCCCGCCAACGCGGGGCACGGCGCGCTAGCCCTCTCCCTCCTCCTCGTCTGCCAGCTCACTCGCCCCGGCCTCCTCGACCCCTGCCGGCCCTGCTTCCCGCCGCCGCTTCCACTCCGTCATCTTCCCCTCGCCCCGGCGCCTGACCTCGTGTGCCTCCAGCAGGAGCTTGAGCGTGCGGTCGATCTCCTCGGCATTCGCTCCGGCTCCCCTGTGCATGCGCCTGATGATGAGTAGCCGCTTCGCCCACCCGCCGTCGCGCTGGCGGCGCTCCAGCATGCGCAGGATCTTCGACGGCAGCTGGCTCTTCTTTGACCGCCCCATCTCTCGCGTACACAGCTCGCGGCCCGGCTCCAGCTCCCGCAGCCACGCCATCGCCGTCTCGATGTGCGCCCACTGAATCGGGGGCAGGGCGCGCAGCGGATCGGGCAGCTCCGTCTTGTGCTTGGTGCGCCAGGCGACCCATGCGGGGTCTCTGCCGACCAAGTCCGCCACGTTCAAGATCATGGCGGTACGCAGAATGTGGCTGTCCTTGCGCGGCCAGTAGCCCGTCTGGAGCCCGTCGTCCTTGGCGAGCAGCTCGTCGCGCCGCTCCCTGCTCCGATACCATGTCGTGAACCGTTCCTCGGCCTCCGGGGTGAGCAGCATCGGCCCGCGAATCCACGTTGCCCAGTCGAGCCCCGCGACCAGCCGGGTCTGCACGTCGCCCACCTCGCGCGCTCCGTTCATCGAGACCAGCGGGTTCAGCTCCCGGTCGGTCTCGTTCGCCCACACCCAGATGGTGCGGCCGAAGAAGCCACCCTGGAGCATCTGCTCCGGTAGCTCCTTAGCTATACCACTCTCTGTAGTACAGGCTATCATCCCTATACAGGGATTCCTGAGCGTATGCTCCCAGCTCATGTACTTGACGCTGTATGTCCGTGGCCCGAAGCTCATGGTCTCGGGCTCGTAGAGACCGAAGGGAGCGTCGTTCAGCGGCACGATGTGGGTGGCGAGCGTCTCGTTGAAGCTCTCCTTGGAGAAGAAGCTCCCCAGCTCCGGCGCCGCGATCAGTGCCACTGCATCTGCTGGCACCTCGATCTCGATCAGCTCCCCGTCCGCCCCCGGCACCAGCTCCCTCGTCGCAAACGGCATCCCGGCCTCGTCCTCTGGCGTCATCGCCCGCACGAGCCGCTGTGCCGACAGCCTGGAGGGGAGCACGTTGGTGAGCCCGTAGCCGGGCGGCAGCCCCGTGAAGAGGTCGATGCCGGCGTTCATCGCCGTCGTCTTCTTGACGATCCCGCTCCCTCCGACCAGGCACAGCATCACCTGCGCCCCGAAGAGCGGAAACCTGCCCCCTCGCGGCATCCACACCCGCCGCCCCATCGCGTGCCCGAGCACCGCGACACCGACCCACTTGTTGTAGATCGTCGGGCTCTCCAGCTCGCGTGTGTACTCCAGGTAGAGGTCGAGCCACGACCTCGCTATCGCCATCGACCATCTCCTTTCTCGCGGCTCGTAAGAGGAAAGTGCTGAAACGCTTTGTCCCACTTCCCCCGGCCGGCAGAAACGCTGCTTCCTAATCCACCTCCTCGTACAGATCAACGTCGCCATCGGCGCCGACGAAGCTGAAGTCGACTGGCCCCCGGCCCGCCACCTCCATCGTCACCGTGTCGGTGACTGCCGGCGTGCGCCCGCCCAGCTCCAGCTCCTGGACATGCATGGTGCCGTCGCGCTCAACCAGCCATCGCTCTCTTCTCTGCCTGCCAGACATCCTCGAACTCCTCCTGCTCGACGAGTTCGGCCTGCTTCCACTCGTGCATCCCGGCCCCCCAGCGCCACCCGAGCTTCATCCCGACGGGCATTTGAAGCTCCCACGGCCCACCGACCCCCTGGTAGGTGCGTGGCGCTCGGAGCAGTCGGGTCGCCAGCTCTGCCAGCTCCCACAGCTCCGAGCACGGTCCATCGAGCACGATCGCGTCGTGTGCTTGCAGCACGATGCGGCTACGCATCCGTGCGCGCTTGATCGCCGACCAGACCGGCAGCCAGCCCTGCTGATTCAAGAGCACGCCCACCTCCGACTGCGGGCCGAAGGCGTAGGCCTGCTTGTAGTCCTCCTTGCCGAGGATGCGGCCCGTGAAGCGGAGGTGACGGCCCCAGCTGTTCTCAAGCCGCCGCGCCTCGATCACCTGCTTTCTCACCCAGGCCTGCCACCTGGCGATGTAGGGCCTCGCTGCCATCACCTTGTCGATGATGTCCTGGCACTCCTCAGGGGCCAGCACCACCTCGCCCTCGGTCTCCTTCACCAGCACTTCCGAGAACCGCACCCCCTCCATGCCGTAGTTGGTGGCGTGGCGGCCGCGCTTGCCGACGTTGTCGCGCTCGGCCTTGGTGACGTCCTCCATCCCCTTCCCGAGCACCTCCGACGCCATCAGCCGGTGCTGGTCCAGCTCGAGCGGTGGAGTTCTAGCTAGCTCTAGTGCTCGCTTGTCCCCGCTGCTGCCGTCGACGATGCGGCTCTCGGCCTGACTCAAGTCCAGCTCCACCAACATCCACCCCGGCTCGCTCGCCGTGAACATGGAGCGGATCGAGTGGAGCTGGTTCTGCAAGTTGGTGCCGACCCCGGTCGGTGGCGTCTGCGCCTTCGCCCGCCCGGTCACGGTGAGCGGCCGGAAGAGCGAGCGCATGCGGCCGTCCTGGTCGAGCCGGGTCGGGGCCGTGAACTGCGCGCGCTTCTCCTGATGCCTGAACTGGAGGATCAAGTCGGTGACGACGGCGGCCTTCTTCGGGTAGCGCACGTGCATGCGGCGCAGCGCCACCTCGTCGGCGGTCGGCCGCCCACCCTTCTTGTAGGGCTTTATCTTTAAGTCTGTGTAGAAGTACTTAAGGATGGCAGGATTAGATAGTCCACCTTTAGGTTGGTTCTTAGCCTTGCTAGCCTTGCCGGACTTGAGGATGCGCGGCCCCGTCGTCAGCGGATAGCCGACGGCCTCCGTCATGGCATGGCGCAGCCGCTCCAGCTCAGAGAGCGCCGCAGCATGGAGCCGTGCCCGCTCGGCGCCGTCGACCGTCATGCCGGTGAGCGAGAGGTCGAGGCTCGCCCACATGAGTTTGCGGTAGTGCCAGCGATACGTCGAGGCGAGCCCGTCCCGCTCCAGCCGATAGGCATAGACGTCGCACAGCTCGGCGGTGTGCCTGGCGTCCTTGCCGCAGTAGCGGAGAAACTGCTCCCAGTTGGCCGTCTTTCTCTTGTAGCCCCCCCTCGGCCCGACCTCGGTCTCCTTCGACTCCTCCTTCCAGAAGATGGTACGCAGATCACGGCTCGCGCAGTAGGCGAGGCTGTGCTGGTCTGCGGGGTCGAGCAGGTGATGCATCGCCAGCGTGTCCCACCTCCAGCGATGCACCGGCAGCTTGTGCCACCTGAGCAGAAAGGTGTCGAAGAGCCCGTTGTGAAAGGTCTTCACCAGGTCCGACGCGAGGAAGCGCGCCAGCCAGAACCAGCCCCACTTGATCGTGCCCCGTCCCGACGGATCGATCAGCGGAATGACGAGGCTCTCCGCCCCGCTCTGCGCGAACCCTGCACAGAGGAGCTGCGCCCCTGCCGTCTCCAGGTCCACGGCCAGGTCCAGCCCCGCGCGCTCTGCCGCCTGCAACCAGCCGGCGCACTGCTTCGGTGAGCTGGCGACGAGATCGAGCCCCTCCTCGACCGGCGGACACCCCGCCGCCACCTCCTCGGCGATCCTCCTCCAGTCCCCGCGCCACGCTTCATAGCCCAGGTTGCCGTACAAAAAACTGGCGGGATGCACCGTGGGAATCATCCGCACCGCTATGCTGGTGTTAGACTTGTACTCTAGAAGACTACCACGGTACTGGCCGATGCGCTTCGGCCAGACGATGCCGGTCCCCGGCCGCTCCCTCCAGCTCCCGGCCTTCTTGCCCGAAACGGCTCCAAAAATGGGAAGCGGCTCCCGGAGAAGTGTATTCAGGGCTAGATTGCCGGTCGGCACAATGACTCGCCCACGGGTATCCTCGGCCAGGAGCGCCTGAAGCCGGCGGTGGCAGTGCTCCTGCCACCACGCCACCTGCTTGGGGCTCAGCTCCTCCACGTTGTTCGAGGGAGGCCGCTCCTCGCAGACGTTCTCGATCCGCACGTCCTCGCGCTGGATGCCGAGCGGCGTCCAGCCCTCCTGCTGCTGGAGCCTGCCCGCCTGGCCGACGAACGGCTCCCCGTGGAACACCTCGTCCCGCCCGGGCGCCTCGCCCACCAGGATGATCCTGGCGTCGGTGGGGCCGACACCGCGCACCACCCGCGACCTCCCTCCGTGGAACGTCGGCATCAGCCCCACCACTCATCCAGCCAGGCGTCGATCACCCGGTCGGTCAGTCCTCGTCCTCGTCGTCCTCCTCCTCCACCTTGGCCTTCGCCTTTGCGGCGCTCGGGGCCTTGCGTGCGGGGGGCTCGTCGTCCTCCTCGGCCCCGGCCTTCGCCTTTGCCGGCCTCGCCCCGACGGCCTCCTCCTCGTCGCTCGGGGGCTTCCTCGCGGGCCTCGCCGCCCCGGCCTGCCCGTTCCCCTTCGCCCCCGTCGCCCGGCGCCCGTCGCGGCCCCTCGCGCCCCCGGCGTCGGCCTCCAGCAGCTCCCCCACACCGACGAAGTCCTCGTCCTGCTCACGGAAGTATTCCCCGTTCACCCGGTTGCGCCAGTTGCCGTTCTCGTCCTTCTGGCGGGTGACGTGGCAGCACACCTCCTGGCCTTGCGCGGCGTCCATCCACTCCTCGTCGTCCCCGTCCTGCGCCGCCACGCTCGCTCTTTTCAGCAGCCGCTTCAGCTTCTTCGCCCCGATCGACCCATTCCAGGTCTCCTGCTGCTTCGCCTTCGGGTCGTCCTCGGTGCCGACCTGGAACCAGTCCATCAGCCGCGTCCCGGCGTTCTTCTTCGGCTCCGTCACCACCAGCTCCGCCGTGTACTGGCGCACGTTGGGGGTGCGGGCGTTCTCGCTCGTCACCCCGCGCTCGATCGACTCGATGACGCACTTGTAGCCCCCGGCCGGCACCGGCCCCGAGAACTCTTGGGTCTCTCCCAGAAACGCTTTCGCCATAGGCTCCTCTCCTTCTTCGTATGGTGTGGCTAGCTCGCCTTCTTCGTCGTCGTCGTCATCTTCCAGCCCTTCTTCGCGAGCAGGTCGATGATCGCTTCCGTCACCAGCCGACTGATCGGCAGGTTCTCCGTCACGGCATAGAGCTTCAGTTCGCGGTAGACCATTTGCGGCACGCGGGTCGCCAGCTGCACGACGCTTTCGCCCGTCGGGATCACCTGGACCTGCTGCGGCTTGCCTTTCCGCATCCCCTCACCTCCCTTCTTGCAATATGTTAGCTCACTCCTACTACTTCCTGGCGGGGCGGTCAAGACGGCGGCGCTCGGGCTCCCTCGCCTGGAGCGTCGTCTGCAACTCGCGCAGCGCCACGGCCAGCTCGCCATTGAGTGTCGCCTGCTCGCTCCGCAGCTCGTCGACTAGCCGATAGATGGCGTCGGCGGCCAGGGCCTCGCTCGACGTGGGCTTACTTGCCGCCACCGCTGCGCTCCTTCTGGCGGCGGTCGTAGTTCTTCCACAGACGCCGGTAGTCGCCGTAGCTCGGGTCCGCCGCCCTGATCTGGGTGCCAGCCTCCCAGTACTCGTCCGACTCGGTCTGCAAGAGGCCCATCTTCTTCCCGTCCTCGCCGCGCTCCAGGTAGGCGCGGTAAATCTCGGGCCACTGACTGGCGAACGACTCCATCAGGCGACCAGGGAGAAAGGGGGCTCGCACCATCGTCCCCTCGGCCTCCACCTTGGTCTTGCTGACGTGCAGGCCGATCGCGACGTTGCAGTGCAGCGCGGGGAGCTGGATCAGCAGGATTTCCTCCAGGACGTCGACCGCGCCGCCGTACCACTTCCTCGGGTCCTTCGCCTTCGGGTTGAGTTCGTACTGGTGCATCTTCCTGGCCTTCAGGCTGGCACTCGTGACCGTCTCGAAGCAGAACGTCCGCACCTTGCCCTTCTCGACCTCGGCGTTGAGCCGGTTCAGGCGCTCAAGGAACGCCACGGCCGCCTGCGGCTCGTCGACGATCGGATCGTGGTAGTACTCGATGCGCGCCGCTAGCTCGCCATCTGGAGCAATGACCTCCCGGAAGTCGATGCCGTGCTTGTCGCGCTGGACATCGCTCACCCGTCCCAGCTCCCAGTACGGCATGTCCTTGCCGATGGCGTCGAAGTGGGCGACGTAGATCGGCTGCGGCATGGTGGCGAAGAACGTCGTCTTCCTCGTCCCCGGCCCCCCGTAGCACGCGATGTGCAGATCGGGTCGGTGCTTCAGCTCGACCACCTTCTTCTTCTCCTCGGACTCAGCCATCACTCGCTCCTCTGCTCACGGCCAGCGGCTCCCACGGCTCCACCCGAAACGCCGCCCGCAGCGCGTTCTTGTTCGTGTTGCGCCCCAGCCGACACCACTCCTTCATGTCGCAGAACGTGCACCCGTCATTGAACCGCCCCTGCATCGACACCTCGCTCACCCCGGGAGCCCCCTCGCGCTCGGCGAGTGCGAGGAGCATCTGATACTGCTCGACCAGCCGCAGTGCCGAGAGATGCCAGGCCGCCAGCTCGACCTCGCTTCTGGTGACGTAGACGTAGTCGTAGCTCGCATGCCTGACCGAGCACTCGGTGTACGGGACCCCATGCTCCCTGCACGTTTTGGACGATGTGTGCGGGTCGGGCAGCTCGATCACGTGCAAGACGACGCCCTCGACCTGGTGCGCGCTCGCCTGTCTGCCGATCCACACCTGCCCGCTCCACTGCGAACTCGTCTTCTGCTTCTCCTTCCACCACTCCGTGATGCGCTTGGTCGTCTTGTGATCCATCGACCACTTCCCGCCCGCATCGCTTTTCCGCACCATGGCATCCACCCTGGCGACGTAGAGCACGCCGATGGCGAGCGGCGCCTGGATCGGTGCCTCCACGGCGCCCTCCACCACCCGGAAGGGGAAGTGCTCATCCAACTGATCCAGGTGCTGGTGAAAGATGGCCTCCACCCGCTCGGGGGCGAAGCGGGCATCGCTCCCGCCGAGCACGTCCTCGTCGTTCGCTTTCAAGTAGTGCTCGACGGCGCTCTCGTACTCGGCCGCCATGATCCGCACCGCCCTGTTCCTCTGCCGATGCGTCATCCAGTGCTCCATGCCCGAGTGGATGGCGTGGCCGGCCTGGAGCGCCAGGCTCTCCGTCCTCGGTGCCAGTCCCAGGCAGAAGCGGAGGTAGGCATAGGTGTGGCACTTCGCCACCCCCGAGAGGATCGTGTTGTCGACGACCAGGTCAGGCGCCGTCGTCCGCATCGTCCCCTCCTCGTTTGGTGTCGGTCTCGGCGAGCGATTCGCCGAGCGCGTGCTGGTAGCCTGCCAGGAACGCGAGCCGGAGATTGTACTCGGTGTCCTTCAGGAACGGGCGCACCGCAGCACGCATGGCGCGCTCCAGCTTCTGCTTGCTCATGTGCTTGTCCCTCCTACTACAGTGAGCTGCTAGATCATAGCAGTGGTGAAATGTCAACAGTCCCTCAGTCCCTAACAGTCGCGCCGGGGCTCGCACCAGCACCCGAGCTTTTGATCTGGCGATCCATCGGCGGGTGGCGCTCCGTACACCTCGCTCCAGTGCCTGACCTCGCCCTGGTCGCCGAGTAGCTCCCGACACACGTCCTCCGACTCGACCACCTCGGTGACGATGGGGCGCTGTGGCCCGCCTGGGTCGGTCGCCGGGTGGCCCCAGCACCAGAGCTGCCAGAGGAGTGCGACGATCGGCAGCATGGCGTCAGTGCCCGACCTCCTCTCGGGGTCGCTCCAGCGCGATCCCGCACACCTCGGCCAGCATCGGATCCCCGGCGAGCATCATCGCCTGCACCAGGATGCAGGTTGCCTCCAGCGAGAGCGTCGCCATCAGCTGGCGCACCTCGTGGGCGAGCTGCTTGAGCGTCGCCTGGCGTGCGTCGATGACGCCGTCCAAGATGCCGTAGCGCGCCGCCAAGTCGGCGAGCGCCTGGTAGCCCGCACTGGCCTCCTCAAGATAGCGGTGCATCAACCTGAGCGTGCGGGCGAACAGCGCCTCCTCGTCCTCTCCGCACACCACCACCTGGTCATTCTTTATCGTCCGCATCGTCCTTCTCCTCTCTCTCTGGCTCCCGCTCCAGCGCGTGGCTGCGGCAGATCGGGTTGCCGTTCTCATCGAGATCGTAGCCCATGATCCGCCGTCCGCACCGACTGCACTGCACCGCCTGTGGCATCGTCCCCCCCTTCGAGAGCCAGTCCATCGTCAGCCAGAAGGCCTGGACCTTCTCCTTGATCGTCGGTTTCTTCATCGCTCCGAAATCTCCAGGGTACCTATCCCTCGCCCTTCTCTCCCCTGGCCGTCCCCACGCCGTGGTGGGGCATCAAGTGCCGGCTCCGCATGTGGCGACGGGCGCACATTTGCGTCATGTCGTCGTGTCGTTACTGTCCACGCTCCTCTGGCTCTGGTGGCGCCACCACCTTCGTCATCCCGCCAGTGACGCGCTCGATCGCCGCCGGCAGTGCCGCCAAGACGAGCTTCATCTCGTCTGCTGCCACCGCTGCCAGGACGCTCGCCGTCCCATCCTCCCTGGTGACGATGCCAAAGATGCCCGTCACCCGGTCAAGCGCCAGCTCGCGCTGCGCATCATGGAGGGCCGACTTGAGCACGCGGACGACGTTGCGCCGCTTGGCGGCCGGGGTCTCTGCCTTTCTCCGTTCGATGGCGACGGCGTCGACCGTCGGCTTGTCGTTGATTGTCATAATATGTCTCCTTCCCCTCCTATCTAGCCATGCTCTAGCTCCTCGGCAACCAGCTTGGCGACGTCCGCCCGCGCTCCCTTGATGGCGTCACGGACCAGCTCCGTGAGGGTCGACTCCAGCTCGCGCAGCGTGCGCTCGGCCCGCAGCGAGAACATCTCCAGATGCTCCCGGCGCCCGTTCGTCTCGGCCACTGCCACTCCTCTTGGGTGAGCCAGCTCGGCCGTCGCCACACCGGGGATGAGCGCATGCTTCTGTGGCCGCCTCCCCTTCCTGCGCCTGGTCGGCACCGGGGGCCGCTCCCCCATCTCCACCCGGTAGAGCCGCTGGTTGCCGAGCCGCGCCACCTCCAGCGCCACCTTCCCCCCGTTGCGCAGCTGCGTCAGCGTCGTCGTCGAGGAGTCCTTGGTGCAGCTCGTATAGCCGAGCCCCCGCATGGCCCGGAACAGCTCCTTCGCCGTGAACCACCTTCCCTCGGTGGCCATGGTCCACTCGTAGACCGCCACATAGAGGTGCTTGCGCCTGGCGGGGGGTGGCGCCGTCACGGCTGGCTCCTCCTCCGCTCGCTCCACTGTCACTGTCGTGTCGTCTGCCATCGTCGTCTCCATCTGCGGCGCCTCGCTCGCCGCGCATGCTGTTGTTGGTTCTGCTGTAGGCACTGTCACCCCCATCCGGCGCTCCACGAAGGCCGCTACCTCGGCCATCGGATCGAGCGGCCCGGCCGCCACCTGCTCGCGGCGCCGCTCCTCACTACGCCGGCGGCGCAGCTCGCGGTGCCAGCACCGCTTCTTGTGGTAGAGCTGCTTTCGGACCCCACCATTGTGCGGCACCATCTCCTGCACGGCGTTTCTGTGCTGCACGACTGGCAGCCCACAGAACCCGCACAGCATGCCTGGTTTGGGGACTCTCATGGCGTCAGCCCACTGTGATCCCGTACCGCTTCGAGGAATGCGCCCGCGTCAAAGCGTGGATCGAATCGCTGGAAGTATGCCAGGAAGGCTGCGAGCACCGTGCGTGCCTCTTCCGTTCCGGCGTACTGGCGCCGCTGATAGAGATACTCGGTTACCCATTCGCCCTGCTCTCGTGTCATCGTTCGCCCTCGCGTCGAGCGTCGGCGCGAGCCTCCATCGCCGCGACGTAGGCATCCTCGGCCTGCTCCTCGGCCGCGTGGAAGAGCTGTGCCTCCAGCTCCGCCATGGCCTCGGGCGGGAGGTGGCCGAGCAGATTCAGCCCCGGCTGGCCCTTCTTCGTGAGCATGACGGCCTCCAGCTCACACCCTCCCGGATCCCCCGGGTCCCAGCCCTCGGGCGCCACCGGGAAGTCCACACTCCCGTGCACGGTGACTTCTAGCTCGATCGCCGTCGTGAACCTGACTGCCATGCGCTTGTCCCTCCTTGTTGGTGCTACCTTATAGCACGCTCAACCCGATGTCAAGACCTATCTCGCCTCGCTACCTTCCTAGCCGCGATGCCCTTGCTGACGAAGTCCGCCGTCGGGACGCAGCGCCGGTGGATGTGCCCGCTCTCCTTCCCCGTCCACTTGGTCCCCCGGATGCGGTGGGAGAAGCCGACCTCTCCTGACCCGACGTGCCCCCCGCACCGCACACACACCGCACCGCCCCCGCTGCCCGAGAGGAAGAAGGTGCGCCAGGTCTCGTAGACCTCGCGGGTGGGGGGGAAGAGCCACTGGATGCGCCGTGCAAGCCCAGTCATGGCTCCCCCCGCATGCGCCGCACCATCACGAGCACGCTCACCTGCCCGAGCACGAGGCACAGCTCCCACACCGCCCAGGCGCGGAGGTCGCCGTAGCGCCTCCAGGCTCGCTCATCCTCGGCCTCTGCCTCCAGGAGTCCCATCGGATCGAACCCATGCTTGCTCATGGCGCCACCTCGGCCATCTTCTCGGTCTCGGCCATCTTCTCGGTGATGGCCTTCCGCACCTCCTCGGCCAGCTTCTTCCCTCCCAGCGCATGGGGCTCGATGGCCTCCATCAGGGCCGTCTGTGCCTCGGTCAGCTCCACCACCTTGACGCGCACCCGTGCTGCCAGGGCCTCGATGGCGACGCGCTCCTCCCCAGCCAGGGGCTTGTAGACACTGCTGCTCCAGTTGGAGACGCTGTCCTTGGCGCCCCCCTGCCACGTCACCAGGACGTCCCCAGTGCTCGCGTGGATGCCCCTCGCGTGGCCGTGGACGAGCTTGCCGTTCTCGGGGACGACGTAGGTGAAGGGGACGGCGACGCTGAGCTTGGCCTCCTTCACCTTCACCTTGAGCACGGCCCGCAGCTCGTCATCGGTGCTGGTCGGCCCTGCCACCATGTTCTCCCGGCTGGGCTCCTCTCCGTCTGCGTGGGCGTAGAAGGTGCCGTACTCGGTGACCGTGAACACGAGCCAGGTCTGGTCGATCTTCCGTCGCGTGTACTTCGTGAACGTCATCGCTTGTCCCTCCTTGTCTGTCCTAGCTTGTTGTTCTTGCTTGCCTGCCATAACTTAGCACACTAGCACCCGATGTCAAGCACCCCCTACTCCTCGCCCTCCTGGAGCACCGCAGTCGGCTGGAGGCGCCAGGCGAGCTGGTCGAAGCCGCAGGCCGGGCACTCCTCCCCTGGCCTGACCTTCCTCTGGCTGCCCCACTTCCTCGACCACCGCTTGTCGGGGTGGTGGAGCTGGACGTGGATGCGTACTTCGAGGGGGGCCAGCTCTGTCGTGGTGTCGGGGTAGTCATAGGGAAACACCCACTGCGGGCAGATGCGGCAGCGGAAGCGGTAGGTCGGCATCTTGACCCCCTCCACCCGCACCTTGGTGCGCCGCATGGAGAGGCACCTGCTGACGGGCATGCCGCTCTTGGTCCGCTTCCACTTTACGAAGCGTAAGAAGCCCCTTTGACGCTGCATATGCTCCCGTTCGCGATTCATCCATTCGCCTCCTTAGCGGCTATTCTAAACATAGCCACAGTGTTTCTGCCAGGGTTAAACGGAAAAAGCCTTACGGGTCAAGGCTTTTCCTCGAAAGCCTCTGACCCCCACCGTGTATATACCCTCTCGGCCAAAATTATGCCCCCGGAAAAGCCCAGGCTAGGCCCTGTTTCCGCACCTAAGTGCCTGTGATCGCTAGCGTTTCCTCAGTTTCGCTTCTGCTAGCCGGCTAGTGGGGTACCACAATATCAGCGATATTAGCAGCTCGTTGTGAGAAGTCAGTATTACTATATCTACTACATATACTACTACATACTACTACTACTACTACTACTACTACTACTCTGTTCCTGTCCTGAAGCGTACCTGCTCTACCAGGAGCTTGTGTGTGGCCGCACTCGGCTTCTCAAATTCGCGATTTTCGCTGGGAGGGTATATACACGGTGTGGGAAATTGAGGTGGTGGCTGAAAATCCAAGAAATCGGCTACTTAGCGAGGATAAAATGGGGTAAAGTTAAGGGATGTTCCTATATTTGCGATTTCTAGCCGAAATCATCTCCAATACCCCAAATTGCGGCCACTTTTCCCCCCTATACGTGATCCTGAGCTGAAAACCCTTTCGCGTGCGTGATCCTGAGCTTCATTTCTTTCTAGCAGCCGGAGTGTGGCCGGAGAACGCCCCGCGCGATCCTGAGCTTCGCCGCGCTCGCGCGCGCGATCCTGAGCGCCTGATCCTGAGCTGGGGGAGCCCGCCCGAGGGGCCGGGCGCCTGCCAGCACCTCCAGGGAGCGCGCCCCGCGCGTCGCGCGCGCCTGCGCGCCGCGTGCGCGCGTTCCGTCTCTGCGCCGCGACGGCGCCGGCCGCCGGGCCTGCCAGGCCCTAGCTTGCAATATGTTGGCACCCGTGCCATGGTGGTGCTCCCGCCGGGCACGGTGCCCGGCCGGAACTCGAAGGAGACCGAGATGGCAACTCGCAAGTCGACCGCAACCAAGGTGGCGCACCACGTGATCGAGGACCCGTGGGGAGTCTTCCTCTCCGTCGCGGCCTACGTCCGGCGCATCCTCCTGCACTCCGAAGCCCCTGGCACCGGCAAGACGTCGGCGGGGCGCGCCCTGGCCGAAGCCCGGGGCTACGACTACGTCGCGGTCACGCTCGCCGAGACGACCCAGGTGACTGATCTCCTGGGGCACCTCATGCCGGTCGGGCCGGATGAGTGGGCCTGGCACGACGGTCCCATCGCTGCCGCCATCCGTCGCGGCCGCACCGTCATCGCGCTGAACGACCTCCCCAACGGTGGCGCCGATGTTCAACATGTCTGTTACTCGCTGCTCGAAGCCGGCAAGAACGCCGTCATCACCCTTTCCAACGGCGAGGTCCTTCCCATCCCGAACAGCGTCGTCATCGTCGCCTCGCAGAACCCGAAGCCGGAGGAGACGCTGACGCCAGCCGTCATCTCCCGTTTCCAGGTCGTCCTCGACATCGGCGACAACGTCTCCCCGATGCTCCTCGATGCGCTCCCTGACCACCTCCGCAGCATGGTCGCCGACCACCGCATGGCTGCTCGCGAGGCCTTCGCACTCCTCGACCTCGTGGCCGAAGGGTGCCCGCCCTTCGCCGCCGTGCAGGCCGTCCTTGGCACCGAGCGTGCTCGCGACTACGGCGACGCGCTGGCGATCGCCCTGGCATCCTGAAGGCACGAGGAGGAGCAACCGAGATGGCTCGCAAACCAACAGTCTACCCGGAGCTGATTAAGCCGGGCGCCTGGCAAGTCGAGGAGTGGCGCCCCGATGGCAAGGGCTCGCCATGCCCCTGCACCGACACGGCCGGCCGGCGCATGCTGGTGCCCGCTGGCCATGGCCCCTTCGCTCGTGAAGTCAAGTTTCACGAAATGCTGCACGTGAAATACTCGCCCGAGGTGGTGCCGTCGGAAGCCGAGTGCGGCGCCACCACCATGTCCGTACTCGCCGCCGAGGACGCTCGCATCAATCTCCTCGGAGCGCGCATCCGCCCGCACGACGCCGCCCGCTACACCCCGACGGCCGATGCCTTCACTCTGGCCCAACGCATGACGGTGCGCGCCATGGCGCAAGTGGCCACCGCATGCGTTGGCTTCGCGACGTGGGAGCAACACCTAGAGAAGCTACGAGCCGACTTCCTGAACCTCTACCGCATGGAGACGCTTCCCATGTGGCTCCGGGACCACGCGGCTAACCTCTACCGCGCCATCGGCCAGGTGAAGCGGGAGGCCCCGGCCTTCATCGAGCGTTACAGCCGGAGGTGGGAAGGCACGCTCGCCCTGGCACGGTGGCTCGACAAGTTCGACGACGGCAGCCCACAGCCACCACCCGAGCCACGCGACAAGGGCGGCGAAGGTGACGAGGACGGCGAGTCGGAGTATGGCGAGAAGCCGGACACGACCGACGGCACGCCTGGCTGGGGCACCATGGAAATCGAGACGCCGCCCCTGACGGTGCGCCACCGTGTCGCCGGCGGTCGGCGCTTCACGCCATCAGCAACCGGCGTGGCTCCTCGCAACTGGGGTCGGCTCGTCACTGGCCAAGTCTTCTCGCGCCCGGCGAAGTCCCGCACCACACCGGACGCCGTCTTGATCGATCAGTCCGGTTCCATGCACTGGGATTCGGCGAAGCTTCACGAGCTGGTGGGCCGCATGCCGGTCGGCGTCATCGCTGGCTACTGCGGCGACGGCGGGCGCGGTGTGCTCAAGATTCTCGCTCGCGACGGCCGCATGGTGGAAGAGTCCGAAGTCGAGCCATACACAGCGGGAAACGAGATTGACGGCCCCGCACTTCGCTGGCTAGCAAAGCAGAAGGGTCGCAAGGTGTGGGTGAGCGACCAGGCCGTGTGCTCCTCGCGCTCGCATGACGACGGCGCGCTCCTCCGTGACTGCAACAGCATCCGCGCCGCCGCCGGCATCAAGGTCTGTCTGTCCACCGAGCCACGCGACATCATGGCGACGCTACGAGGAAAGAAGTAAGCTAGCAAAGGTGGGCGCTCCCTTCGGGGGGCGCCCGCTTTTTTTTCCGTAGCGTGCTACCGATTCCGTAGCGGCCGTCAAAGGACTGGCCAGCAGACAGTGAATCTACCTTTCTAGCACCGCCCTGGCGCGGCCGAGCGAGGCTTGCTGAGCGATACCTCCCCGGCCTCGCGAACACGAGCGGAGAAGTCGCTCCTTGCGTCCGGGCGCATCTGTGAGTAGTTAGCGTTGCTATGGCCTGGAGCTATCTCGGCAGCACCGTGGCAGACGGTGACGTCACCTTGGAGCCACTTCCCCCGCCCGCTGGCGGCTTAGCAGGCTCCGACTGGGAGATTCTCGCCCTCTCCCTGGAGGGCCTCCACGCTCCGGCCATAGGAGAACGCCTCGGCCTGCCCGTGGCCGCCGTGCTCCGCATCACGGGAAGCGCCGACTTCCGCGACCAGGCCGCACGCATCGAGAAGGCCCTGCGCGCGAAGATCACCCGCGCCGGGGACTACGAGCCGCTCACCGCAGCACGGGCAGAGGCGCCGAAGGCCATGGCGAGGATGATCCAGCAGAGCCGGGTGGAGCGTGATCCGAGGGTCAGGCTGGCGGCCCATCAGGCGATCCTCAAGTATGCGGGGGTCGAGCCGGCGAGAAAGCTGGAGGTCACCACCCCCGACCGCATCCTGGAGCAGATGACCCCCGACGAGCTGGCGTTGTTTGCGGCAAAGCGGCTGTGGCCAGCCCGCTTCAGGGACACGCTCCGCGCCTTCCTGCCCCCCGCTATCGCGGATGGCTCCGGCCTTCGGCCCGCTCGCCTCCCCACAGACACGACCGTCGACATCACGCCCGAGCCAGCAACGAACGGCACCCCCATCTCCACCGCACCACCAGCCGACCTCCCCCCTGCCAGCCGCCCAGGAGCTGACTCTCCAAAGACCGGGAGTTGACAGGCCATCTAGCAGCGAGTAAGCCTTGCTCCGCCATCACCGTCTCCACCGTCGCCCGCACCGCGACGGCCCCACACGGGCATCGGGAGGTCACTGGCCGGTTTGGGAGCTTGTCCCTCCTTGTCGGCCAGGGCCTCTCAGCCCCCGGCTCGGAGCTGCCGCTTCGCGGACGGCTTGGGGCTGAAGCCCCCTCGCCTTTCTGCTATAGGCCCTGGCCATGCCGAGGAGGCCAACACGGTCCCCGGGGCATCTGGTCGACACGCACACCCCGCTCCTCGCCCCTGACACCGGCGGCGACCCCTTCCGGCTCGACCTCCCCGAGTCGGAGGAGCTACAGCTCGCCGCAAAGGCTAGGCTACGTAGCTTACAAAGGGAACATTCAGAAAGCTACCGAGATAAGCCCTACCGCTTCCTGGTCGAGTGCGTCTGGACGCTCGACCAGGCGACCCAGCAAGTGCGCCGCTTTCCCGACTACGACGACCCCTCCCCGACCTGCACGTGTCGGCCCGGGGGCTGCAAGAACTTCGTCGACCATCTCGTCGCGAGGTGGCTCCATGAGAAGCGGTTTCTGGTTCCGAAGAGCAGACGGGTGCTGGTCAGCTGGACGATGGTGGCGCTGCACTGCTGGCTCGCCCGCTTCTTCCCCGGCACCACGGTGGCGTTTGTCAGTCGCAAGCAGGGGCTCAATGACTCTGAGGGGGCCGCCGAGCTGGTCCGGCGCGTCAAGTTCATCGAGGAGCACCTTCCCCTCGATCTGGAGCCTCTTCCCTTCCAATACAACTTCGCAAGGCTAAAGTACCCATCTATTGGCTCAGAAATCATTGGAGTTGCACAGGGAGCTGACCAGCTCCGCCAATATACACTAACAGCTATATTTGCAGATGAGATGGCCTTCTGGGAGCTAGCCGCCGACACCTACTCGGCAAGCATCCCCACCCTGGAAGGTGGCGGCCGCTTCACGGGCGTCTCCTCCGCCAACCCCGGCTTCTTCAAACAAGCCGTCTTCGATAGCCTCTGAGGTGCTGGGAAGATGCACCTCAGAACGGGCATAGCCCTGAAGACCTGAAGATGGGCAACCGGAGCGCCACGACGGGAGTGAACCCGCTCTCCATCCTGCGCAGCGTCGTTGGCGGGCTCGTCATGGATCGGCTGCGCGACACCGTCCTGGGCGGCCAGGGGGGCGCCACGAGCACCCCGTCCGCCTCCCCCTCCGGCGCCTTCCTCGATCAGGTGAGCTACCCGACGCCACCGACACCGTATGCAGGCACCAGCCTCCTCTCCCAGCACCTGGACCCGACAACTACCTACCTTTATAACCAGCCTCCCCCCATGGCGGCAGCGCCGACCACGACGACGACGACCCTCCCGTCCCAGCCTGCGCCCCAGGGTCAGGTGGAGCGCGCCGCCGCCGCCGAGACCCTGCTCCAGGGCTACCCGAACGTCGCCGAGCTGCGAGCGAACATCCGTGACAACTACCAGCACCTCCGCCGCCTCCTCCGAGACCCGCACGCGACCGAGAGCCCATTTGCCCGCTCGCTTGTGAGTTCGCTCATCAACCAGGGCGCCATCACGCTCACCCCGACCGACTTCGACATGGGCGACCTGCCCCGCGTGCGCGGCAAGCAGAGCGTCGCGCGCTTGATCGACCTGGTCGACCAGGTGCGCGCCGCCGGCCAACCCATCTCGCCACGTGAGATCGATGCTCTCAGGCTTCTCGGAGTCATTCCGCCACGCGAGGTGACGAGTCGGAGGAAGTAGAGGAGGTCCGATGGAGAGCGACTGCTCGGGACTGCGGCAGACCTTGTCCCTCGATCGATCTCTAGCTGCCCTGCGATGGAGTGTCTGATGGAGAGCGACTGGTTCCTGATCGGCCTGCTCGGGAGCATGCTCGGGGGAAGTGCGGCAGCGGGCGGCGCCGGTGCGGCCGGGGCCGCTGGCGCCGCAGGGGCAGCAGGGGCGGCCGGTGCCGGGGCGGGCCTTGCCTCGACCGCCGCCTCTGCCGCCGCCCCTGCCGCAGCCTCCGCCGCCGGTGCGGGGGGAGCCGGAGGGGCGCTCGCTGGCCCCGCCGCAGGCTCCGCTGGCGCAGCCGTCCCCGCCGCTGGCGCCTCCAGCTCTGGCGGCGGCATCCTGGGCGGCCTCTTCGGCCACGGCGCCAGCTCCGCTGCGGGAGCTGGCTCCGCCGCCGCTCCCCAGGTCCTCCAGGCCGGCACCCCCGCCGGCCAGCTGATCGAGCCCTCCACTGGCGGCCCTCCCAGTGAGGGCGTCCTCGGCGACTTGGCGAACCGCCCCGGCCCCCAGCTCGGCTCCGCCCTCCCTCCGGCGAGCCAGGCGACCGTGAACCAGCTCGGCCGCGTTGGCCTCCCCGATTTGACCCAGGGGCCGTCGGGCTCGCCCATGCTGGACCAGCTCCTCTCCGGCCAGGGCGGGGGCATGCGTGGCGCCATCGTGAACCCGCTCCTCTCCGGTCAGAACCCGCTGACGGGTGGCGCGCTCGCAAACCCACTCTCCCAGTTCACCCAGCAGCTCTCCCCCGCCAACCGCGCCCTTCTCTCCCAGGTGCTCACGGGGCGCGGCAGGCAACGGCAGACGAGCGTGCTCGGCAACCTGGGCTCCCGCTTCTTCGGGGGCTGATGCCCCCGAGCAGCGGGAAACGCGCGTGGCGCTGAAGCACGGAGCCTGGCTGGTAGACAGTCCTCGAATCTGCTAGGGGGCCACCCAGAGGAGGCACGGAATGGCAGCCACCATCACCGCCGCAGGGACGTGGACACCGCTCAACGTCGACTTCTCTCGCACGCCGAAGACCGGCCCGAACCTGATGGTCGGCAACATGATGCAGCTGGAGCAACTGAAGAGCCAGGACCTCCCCGAGCTGACCCAGTTCGTCCAAGCCATGGCCGACGGCTACGGCATCCCCTTCAACACCGCCAAGCAGATCTTCTACCACATCGTCGTTGCCTTCATGGGCCGTGAAACTCCGTCTGTCAGTCGCTCCTACGCGGCCTAGGAGCCGCCTCCAGTTCGCCATGGCCGCCGGCAAGAAGAACTTCATCGCGGGCGCCATCAAGCGCCCTGGCCAGCTCCACCGCGACTTGGGCGTCCCCCAGGGCAAGAAGATACCCTCTAGCAAGATAGCAGCCGCCGCCGCCAAGGGAGGCAAGGTCGGCCAACGAGCCCGCTTCGCCCAGACTCTAAGCAAGTTAAGAAAGAAGTGATCTATGCCTGCTAAGAGCAAGGCGCAGCAGAAGTTCATGGGTGCCGAGCTGGCGCGCAAGCGTGCTGGCAAGTCGACCAAGACGGGCATGTCCGAGTCCGAGCTGGCGGACTTCGCCGCCACCAAGCGCACTGGGCTCCCTGCCCGCGTGAAGCAGAAGAGGAAGCGATGAACAGCTACCTGTTGACGACGATCCGAGCCACGTACTCGACCGTGGCTCCGACCGTCATCTGGGACGCCGAGCTGGCCCGCATGCTCACCAGCCAGCCGGACTGGAGCTGATGCCATGATCCAATCGATCGAGCAGATGCCGCTCGCCCAGCGCATCCCCACCCTGGTCGAGGGCATCATGTCGGCCCGCGCCCGAAAGGAGCAGGACACCGCCGAGGAGGCCTCCTTCATGGACATGCTCGCCAAGGCCGAGGCCGAGCTGCCCCCCGACTCGGGCATCCCCCTCTCCGGCCTGATCGCCGACAATCCCTACAAGTCGGCCGCACCGACAGCGCCACCAGAGCAGGAGGGCGATGCCGTCGATCCGGCCACGGGAAAATCC